CTGCACGAGAGCAGGCCGCTGACTTGGGACACGCTTGACGTAATTTCTACGCAATACGCAGTGCCTGCGCGGTGCAATGTTGTGGATGCTGGCTACGACACGCCTGTCGTCTACGAGAACTGTGCGAGGCGCGGATGGACGGCATCGCACGGTTCGGGGCAGGATGGATTTTGGCATCAGTCGCAGGAGCGTAGGGTGAGACGGTTTGTGTCGAAGATCGAAGCGGCTCAGGCTGGATCGCACGGGCTGAAGGCCGCATACTTTTTTTTCGCAAACGAAGGAGTCAAGGATAAGCTCTCGGCATTACGCCAGGTCGAGACAGCTGTCGCGTGGGAGGTCCCGCGAGATGTCAGCGACGAATACCGAAAGCAAATGCTCTCCGAAATAAAAAAAGATGTGATCAACGCAAAAACAAAACAGGTCGAGCAAAGGTGGGTGCGCATAAGCGGCAAGCCAAACCATCTTTGGGATTGTGAGTGCATCGCGCTTGCGGCAGCAATGCTCGCTGGGGTTTTACCGACGGGAGAGGCATAAGCAGAATGAGCTACGAGACACTCAGAGCACGGATCGAGGCGGCGGGATACATCCTGCAAAGGGGCATGTGGGGCACAGGCATTCACGCATCGGTCACTTGGGAAATCCGCCGCGAACGAAGTGACATCCCGACATGGGTCAGCTACGACTTTCTTGAATTTTCCGAAAAACTGGATGCGCTACACGACTGCGCACTCAGGGCGCAGGAACGCTGGGGAATCCCGATCTTTGAGTTGACGCAACCGACTAAATAATGGGACTCAACAAAGCATTTTTCGGTTTGCCACTTGCGACCCTGCAAAGTTTGCAAGCAAAATATATCGAGTGTCTCGAAGCCATCGCCGTGGCCGGAGCCAGCTACAGCATAGCCGGGCGGTCGTTCACTCGCGCCAATCTGGGCGAGGTTTCGCAGGTCATCAAAGAACTCACAGCCGCAATATCTTCCGCGAACGGAAGCCGTGTTCGCCGCACGGTCACAGCATTCCCTACGCAGCTACCTTAAATGAAACAAGACCTCATCACCCAAGCGATTGCGTTTATTTCTCCGCAGGCTGCGATGTCGCGAATGATCTCGCAGGCCAAACTGCGTAACTTCGGGCGATTCGATTCTGCGCTTGACAGCACGAAGCGCGGCATCAGCCGCAATGTGTCCGGTGCCGAGGATACCGCAGGCACGACAGAACGATACAAACTCATCCGAGCCGCTCGCGATCTCGCAGACAATTTCCCTCCCATCCGTTCGCTTCTTCTGAAGTTCGCAACGTATGTCGCCGGGCGGCTTAACTACCAAGCTCGCACCGGCGACCGCGATCTCGACATGAAGATCGAGCGATACTGGCGGAACTGGTGCTCGAAGTGTGATTTCCTTCGTCGGCACGACTTCGTCACGCTCTTACAGCTTGCCGTTATGGCGGTGTTGCGCGATGGCGATTGCGGCTTTGTAATCGTGCGCGATCAAGGTGAGCTGCGACTTCAGAGCGTTGAGAGCGACCGCATCGGATCGCCTTACAACCGACTGATCGACTCGGACAATTACATCGGCGGAATCGTGCTCGATGACTACGGTCGTCCGGATCAATACGAGCTTTATGTCCGAACGATCTCAAACCAATACATCGATCCCACTCGGATTCCCGCAGCGGAATTCATCCATCTTTTCGACCCTACAAGACTCGACGAATACCGTGGACGGTCTGCATTTGCCACAGCACTCAACGCCGCTCGCGACTTACAGGAAGCACTCAAGGCCGAGATTCAAGCGATCAAGTTTGCGAGCTATCAGACAGGCATCATCATGTCGGAGACCGGTGCGGCCGAGGCCAGCGATTACTTTGCAAGCTCGCAACCAAACGACTTCGGACAACGGGCGAAGCTCGAGAGCGTTGACCCGGGCACGATGAACTATCTCTCCCCAGGTGAGAAGATGGAGATGTTTGAGAACTCCCGCCCGACCGGAGCATTCGGAGAGTTTGTCCGTCTCGTGCAATCACACATCTGTATGTCGGTGGGCTTGCCTTACGGATTTTCGTTCGACGCAGACAAGTCCGGCCCGATGGCGCGCATGGAAGCCGAGATGGCAGATCGCACATTTGCTCGCTGGCGCAGACTTCTGGAGACGCAATTTCTCGACCGCATCAAGAACATTGTGCTACTCGACGCCGCTTCTCGCGGTTTGATCCCAGATAACGAGTATTTACTGGATGGCCGCTGGGGATGGCCGCGCAAGGCGAGCATCGATTACGGTCGCGAAGCTCGCGCCGACATCGATCTATGGAAGGCAGGTTTGAAGACCGCAGCGCAAATCTACTCCGAGGGCGGCGAGGATTACGAAGAGGCTTTGCGAGCAAGGGCAAAAGAAGCTGCGATGATTCGCGACTTGAGTATCGAGTTGCAACTTGAACCGGGGAGAATCTCCGACTCTGCATCTGGAACGCTTCGTGACACCGTTGTGGAAGAAGGCAAGAAGATCGAAGCTCCGCTTATCGAATCCATCGGCATCGGCGGCACAGATGCGTTGGCAGCAATCCTTGCAAGCATGGGGCGTGGCGAACTCTCGCCAGAGCAAGTTGCTATCATCCTTAAGACCGTGTTCGGCATGGACGACGCTGCGGCGCAAGAGATCATCGACGCTCAACCCGGCAAAGAACAAGTTGCTCCTACACCCAAACAAGCGCAGTCCTCCTTTGCGGAGAGCTTCAAACCCACCGCAGGCATGATTGCCGAAGCGGAAAAAGGCTTGGAGTGGCGCGAGAAATTCAAGCGCGGAGGAACATCGATCGGTGTTGCTCGCGCTCGAGACATCTCGAACGGCAAGAACCTTTCGGAAGATACCGTTAAGCGCATGAACTCGTATTTTGCGCGGCACGAAGTTGATAAAAAGGGTGAAGGTTTTCAACCCGGAGAAGACGGATTCCCATCCGCTGGTCGCATCGCTTGGGCATTGTGGGGCGGAGACGCTGGACAGGTATGGGCAGCGGACAAAGTCAAAGGCATCAAGCTGGCAACTCGCCCAGAGGTGAGAGATTTTGCCATAGTCGTCAACGATGTCCACGGGAACTTTACAGCTGTGCAGCACGAGACCGCGATGGTCATGCCTGAACCCGAGCCACGCGAGCAGGAGGAAGACTTTATCGACCGGTGCATGGTAAACGCCACGATGGAATCCGAATATCCAGACTTCGATCAACGGCTCGCGGTCTGCAACAATCAATTGCAAGGAAAAAATAAATGATCGCTCAAGGCATAGCACTCGAAGCAAAACGCCAATTTTTAATTGGCATGCACCAACCAACGGACACATACAAGATCGCGCTTTATACGAAGCGCGCCAACATTGGGCCGAGCACGGCGCATTACACCGACGAGGGGGAAGTGAGCGGGCAAGGCTACACTCGCGGCGGGATCACGCTCACCGGGTTCAAGGCTGAGATGGTCGGTAAAAATGCAGCGATTACTTTCGACGATGCAAAGATCGACCGCGCTACCTTCACGGCACACGGGGCGATTGTTTACAACGCTTCGAAAAATAACGCTGTGCTTTGCACGCTGAACTTCGGCAACGATCGGCCAGTCTTCGATGGCGCGTTTGAACTTAAGTTCCCAACTCCGACCGAGAACTCGGCTCTTATTTTGTTCGCTTAAATTATGATCGCTACCAACCCAATCCAAATCAACGGCCAAACATTTGACCGCTACTCCTTGAATCTTGCCATCTCCGGCACCTACCGCCCGGACGGCCAGCCCGATGCCTGCATCAATTTGCTGTTGACCCCCACCCGCATCGCCCCCGCCAGCACCGACGACGAAGGAAACCCCATCCCCGCCCGCGCCGAACTCGCTCCGCAAGCCGCTCGCAGCCTCCTGCGCGGACGCCTCGCCGAAGTCAGCGACCCTGCCGAGATCGCCGCCATCTCCGCCATCCAGACCGCCCTGCAAACCTACCTCCAAGCGAAAGGACTCTAATGGCCCTCATTACCTCCGCAGCGAGTGGCAATTTTAACGCAGGCGCGACATGGACAGGGGGCGTTGTTCCGACAGTCGGCGACGAAGCCCGCGCTGCAACAGGCCATACGATCACCATTACCGCAAACGCTACCTGCGATGAAGTCTCAAACGCAGGCACCGGAATTTTTACGCTCAATGACGGAGTGACATTGACCGCCAATGTCACCAACAAATCCACCACGACCTCGCGCAACTGCCTGCAATTCACAGCCGCATCGCCTGCGGCGGGAACGATTGTGGGGAATTGCACGGGCGGGACGGTCACAGGTGCACAGGCCGCAGCAAACACTTCTACTGGAACACTGAATATCACCGGAAATATCTTCGGAGGCAGCGGAGGGACATCGACGGGCGCAGTTAACAACTCAACCGGAACTATAAACATAACAGGCAACTGCACGGCAGGAAGCTCAAGTTTTGCTTATGGCGCATTCAACAACTCAAGCGGGATCGTAAACATAACAGGAAATTGTTTCGGAGGTTCTGCGAGTGCGGCTTACGGTGTGGGCAATAATGCCGCTGGTGGCGTTGTTACCATTACAGGCAATGCGACCGGCGGATCAATAATTGCAACCACTTATGGGGCAGCTAACGTATCAACCGGAACAATAAATATTTCAGGAATAGCTGAGGGGGGTGTTTTTGCTTCTGGCGCAAATAACGCAACTGCAGGAACGATCAATTTAGGTAGAGCTAAAGGCAACGCCTACGGCCCCGGCAACACCAGTGGCCTCGTCGCAGCAGTCGGCGCGTCAAACGCTGGACTCGGCGTCATCGAAGTCGAAGAGCTGGAATTCGGCCAATACGGTATGAACCCCACCAGCGGCACCGGCATTCGCCTCAAGAAAGTCAGCACCAACCAAGCCATCTTCACCTATGTCGATGCAGGCTCCGCAAAAACCTTGGTGGACGCCACGCAAGGCCAGATGCCCGCCGCCACCGATGTCCGCACCGGAGTTAGCTACGCCAGCGGCGCGTTGACCGGCACCTGCGCCGTCCCATCCGCCGCCAGCGTCGGATTCGGCGTCCCAGTCGATGCCACCACCGGCACCGCCGCGCTCACGCCTGCGAGTGTGTGGGATCATTTACTTTCAGCCATCACCACAAGCAGCACCATCGGCACACTTCTCAAAACCAACATCGACGCCACAATCTCAAGCCGATCCACCGCCACGACCGCAGGCATCGCAGATGCCGTGTGGGATGAAGTTCTCACAGGCGCAACGCACAACATCGCCACCAGCGCAGGCCGCAGGCTGCGCGCGCTTGGGAACCAGATTATTCTTGAAAACTCAGCGGTGACGAGCACGACGAACTCGATCACTTTTAATGGTCTCGCATCGGCAATCACAGGGGCATACGACCCTGCGCTCATCTACATCGTTGAAGGCACGGGCGTGGGCCAGTGCCGCAACATCCTTGAGTATCGCGGAGCGACAAAGACGGCGATTGTGGATCGCGATTGGCGAGTGTTGCCGGACGACACCAGCAATTATGTAATCGTCGCCAACGCTGGGCGCGAGCACGTCAACGAAGGCGCAGCCGCTGGCGGATCGAGCAATACAATTATTCTTAACGCCAGCGCATCTGCGACAGACGATGCCTACAACGGCCAGGTTGTTTTCATCCGCTCTGGCACAGGCGCAGATCAGGCCCGCCGCGTAGTGGGCTACGTCGGCTCAACACGCACGGCAACTGTCGATCGCGCTTGGGCGACCACGCCGACAACTGAGAGTGCTTATGTAATGTTGCCGACAGGCGAGTTTTCGCAGGATTATGTTTCAGTAGCGATCCGCACGGAACTCACTCCGGAGCTTGACGAGATCGGAGAAATCCACGCGATCCACGGGCTGAAGACCGGAGATGCACTCACCGTCACACCCACCAGCCGCATCGCTGGGGCGATCTCGCAGACGATCAGCGGCGACGGCACCACCACGACCACCGTCTCTCGCGACTAATGACGATCCTGACCAGCCTGCTCATCGCAACGCAGGGCTTGCTGCCAAGCCCTACGCCGATCTCGATTGGATCGCAGGGCTTGCTCCAGACAGGTGAGGCACCACCGCCACCACCGCCAATCGTCGTTATTGATTCGGGCGGCACTTACACGCACTTCCGCAGATACGACCGTCCGGCAGTCGTCGTAAAGGTAAACGGAGTCGTCGGCAATCTCACGACCGCATCGGTCGAGATTGCGATCTCGGCACGAGTGCAGACTGGCAGCACCAGGCTAAAGGCCAGCGCAACGCAGCCGTCCTACCATCTCGGTGCGACTACCGACTTGGCAGGATGCACTCACAACCTTTCCGCTTCGCGAATCAAGCCGCATGTATCAACATCCTTCCGGCTGGTGGGCTGCAAAGAGCAGGATCAAAATATTATTCGCGCACTCGCTACCGCAGCACTCCAGCAGTTCCGACGCAACAGAGCAGAGCGCGAAGCCTAACACTCCGTCCGCACTGCGTTGACATGCCGACCAAGGCATGGACATCATCGAAGGCGTATCAATCATTTCTGTAGGGGAAGCAAAGGGCCACGGGCTTTTCGTGGACGACATAACATTACAGGAAGTGAAATCGTGTGCGGAGTCTTACGCCGGTGGCGTAAAGGTCAACCTAGACCACGGCGCAGGGATTAAGGACATCGTTGGATTCTGCGACAATTTTCGCATTGTAGGGGGAAAACTTGTTGCCGATCTAAACCTCCTTGAGACCGCAGAGAAGCGAGCCTACGTGCTCGAGATCGCTTCTCGCATGCCGGACACCTTCGGAATTTCCATCGCTTTCAGCGGCCCAGTTCGTGAGAAGGATGGCCGATCCTTCGCCAGCTGCACCGAGCTTTACTCCGCCGATCTCGTCCAAACGCCAGCAGCAAATCCCACCGGACTTTTTAGTTTTACGGCAAAGTCGGTTGACACCTCCGCCAAAGAAATGATCGACGACAAAAACAAAATGGAAGACGGCGAGGAGGACACAGTGTCCATCGCAGACATCATCGAACGCCTATCAGCACTCGAAACCGCCTTCGGCGATTACAAGAGCAAAATGGAAGAGATGCCCAAGGACGAAGAGAAGATGGAAGACGCTCCCAAGGACGAAGAGAAGGATTCTGAAATGTCCAAGCTCTCCGCCAAGCTCGATCTCATCATCTCCAATTTTGGAGCCGCTCCGCTCAAGGCCAGCACGGTCGCAAACGAAGCCGAGAAGCTCTCGATCAAATCCATCATCGATAACAAAACTCGCGAACTAGGTAGCCGCACCGCAGCCATTAAATTCGCGATGACCAATCACCCCGCTGAATACATCGCTCTTCGCGACTCTAATCAACTCAACTTTTAATCACCCACTAATATGGCAACTCAAATCGACAATACATTTCGCAGCTTCACATTCGCCTCGGCGATTTCT